ATTGACCAGTTTATCGTCGTGGTCAATATCCTGGACTGCACCTAGTTCGGGAATTGCTCCTACATTTTATTCGGGAGGGCTTTGGAATGAAGGCACTACATCGTGGCTTGAGAGCAATGCAAATATCACATCCCCGTATACTGGTGTAGCGGCGATAGCACAGGATACGAATTATCACGCAATTATATACGCCGAGCGCCCAGAGGGACTATATAGTGGAAAAATATCTACTACATTGAAACTCGCATCCCCTGCTGCACCGACAGGTGTTGATGTGAACGCTATAGTCGTGGGAGCAGCGAATGTAGCTACGTATACCCCCGTTGTAACTGTAGGAGGATCCGATTCAATATACGTTGGAATATCTACAACATCAGGGGGAACAAAACCAACTACACTTTGGTCATCGGGTGCAGTGACATCGCCAATTGCTCTTGCAATTGGTACGGTCTATTACGTTACTGCGATGACATCCAATACAACAACAGGGACGGTTAGTTCATACATAAATAAGAAAGTCATGCTTCCATCTGCACCGGTGTTTAGTACGAACACTATCTCGAATACGACATTCACCGCAGCCGCAACAAATCCATCATCTACTAATGGTTCGACACTCTCGTATACAATCAGTCCTTCAAAGGATACAAGCCAGGCTGTATCTGGTACCTTTACATCGTTGACGTCCGATACTCAATACACGGTCACTGCAAGTGCATCATATGGTCTCTTAACAACTAGTACTGTGGGTACGGCAGTGTGGTGCCTATCGCCTCCTACACTGAGCTGGTACACGTATTCTATACCACCAGCGGTTTATGTTACCATCGGAGCTATATCATCGCACGCAACGGGCGTCGTCATTTCCAACGTCGACAATGGGAGTGCGACCGCCACTCCTCTGGCGACGAGTACGACGGTCGCATGGTTTACGCGTGGAGCGACGACCACGTCGAACACGTTCGCGTCGAATACACTTGTTAAATACACCGTCAATGCAGTTGCTTCAAACACATCACGCACGTCAAGCAGCCTCTCTTTTATCGTGGTAGACCCTGGTCTGGGTTCGAACATATCCATCACGCTCGGGGCTGCTACGTTTAGCTACATTGTATGCGGTGGACAAGGTGGACGAGGCCAGGACACGGCCGGACAATTTTACGCTGCATACGGATATCCGGGATATGGCACCGGTTCAAGCACACTTTCAGTGGGGGCTACGTTACTTCTCTGTCCTGGACAGATCGGATATGATGGGTCGTACAGTGCGTATTACAATGCCGGGTGTAACTATGCTACGCCTATCGCCAATTGCGGCGACGGCAGCAAGGGTGGTAATGGTGGAGCTGGGGCTGCCGACACATCGATCTACAATGGCAACGGTGGATGTGGTGGTGGTGGCGGTTCGGCTAGTCAGATCTTATGTGTTGCGTCGAACTACATGATTGTTGCTCCCGGCGGTGGTGGCAGTGGTGGTGGCGGTGGTCAGGGTGGAAATGGCGGAGATGGTGGGACGCCTGCGGGTGGACAGGGAGCATCATACTCTTCATCCCTCTACGATAGTACCAACGGTGGTGGTTACTATGGCGGATACGGTGGCAGTAGTGGGAGTGGAGGAGCCAGTGGATATGGTCTGACGCCCCCCGGCGGCTATGGACAAGGGACTGCGGGTACGAGTATGGCAAACACTATATCAGCCAACGGCTCTACATCGGGATGTGGAGGCTCAGGAGCCCGGTTTTTTGGTTCTGTGGCTGGCGGTGGTGGTGGCGGCTGTGGCGGTGGTGGCGGTGGTGCTGCACGTAACTATAGCAATTCGCACGACGGCGGCGGTGGTGGTGGTGGTGGTGCCTATTCGAGCGACGGGAATGCGACATGGCAAACTCTCGTCAGCTTACCCATGATGGTGGTTTATTGGTATTCATAGTCACCCACTTAAACACCCTTCTCCAACAACAAGTATGCCCCCGCGTAAGCAAGTTCAAGATGCCCCTGTGGTCTTTTCGTTACGCCTCCCCGTAGAGGAGAATTCTCCCGCTCCGCAAGAGCAGGGTTCGACATCGTATTCAGACATTCTCTCCGCCGTCGAGACATCGCGGGTTGGAGAGAGGTTCAACACGGACACCATGAAGGACATTCTCACGCGAGTCAAGTCCCCCAACTACAATTCGGCAGCCTGTTTCTGGTGCTGCTCTGGGTTCAACTGGAAGGCCTGCGTGCTTCCGATTAGTTACGATGCCTATGAGAACATGTACGCATGCGAGGGCCACTTCTGCTCACCCGAGTGTGGACTGGCGTATCTGTACGCGGATACACATCATTCGGACACAGTTCGATGGACTCGCCACTGCTTGTTGGCTGACATGTACCGCAGTCTCTATGCGAAGAAGGAGTTGGCTCCTGCGCCGCCTCGTTCCACCCTTCGGCTGTTTGGTGGACCACTGGACATTGAGCAGTTTCGCGAGTACCTCGCAACGTCTGATGACATTGTATCCGTTGCCCTTCCGCCGATTCGCCTCCATGTGCCGACCATGAATGTGCAGGGCCCGGTGCGCGACGTGAAGCGATATGTTACACTCTCTCAGGATACGGTCGAGAAGGCATCGAAGGAGCTGCGTCTTCGTCGCACGAAACCCGTTCATCCCACGGGAGCCACTCTCGATAAGTGTATTACACAAACCTTTGGTTGAATGACTATGCAATCCGTGAACGATCTTATTAAGGCGCAGATGACTCTGCAAATGGGTGGAGGGAAACGCCCCCTCATGAGCTTGATGGCACTGAATGGGTTTGATCTGGCCGTGCGAACCTATCCGACATGGTCGGCATGGGCATCTGCATGGTGTTGTCCCCGCCGCAGTGGTTCCCGACCGCCAGTTCCCCAGTCGATCCTCAAGACACCTCGCGCCTCAATTACGTGTGAACGCGGCGTTGTCACGGCTCAGAACCGCGGGGGTCAGCCGGTACAGGGGATCTACGCATCTCGCATGGATGCCGTAGTACAGTATGTGACGACCCTTCCGGCCATGCGAAGCCTGATGGCGGTGTCTCAACACGATTACCTCCCGAACGAGTACGAGCCTGTCTGTCTGGAGTCTGATGTGTATTTTGAGCTCCAGGAGATGAAGATCACAGACGGTCAACTTGAAATGATCAAGTTCAAGCTGTATTGTTATGAGCATGATGTACAGCACCTCCAGGCATTTGTTGACACATGCAATACGGACTATGAGCGCCGCATGGCCAACAAGCTGGGGTCGCACCGGTATTACTTTGATCAGATGATCCAGACCAAGACGAAGGGTGTTCAGAATCCTCTCCCCACTACGCATCTCGTCTACTCAAAGGCCAAGTTCACGACGAATCGGACATTCAAGAATGTCTTTTTCGAGGAGCGTGATCAGGTTCGCGACCGCGTGAATTTCTTTCTCACTCGCCGCGATTGGTATGATCAGAAGGGTATTCCATACACGCTTGGGTTCATGTTCCATGGTCCGCCCGGAACGGGGAAGACATCGAGCATCAAGGCGATCGCAAATGAAGCGAAGCGCCACATTGTCAATGTCCAGCTTTCTGAAATCAAGACAAAGGCTCAGTTACAGCATCTGTTCTTTAACGATGAAATCCATGTCTACAATGGCGTACAGACTGAGAAGTTTGTCATTCCTGTATCGGAGCGACTGTATGTGATTGAAGACATTGATGCGATGGGTGACACAGTTCTGCGCCGAGAGTGGAAGAAGCCCCAACCAGAGACCAAGAAGAAGGAGGATGATTTCTTTGATCGAAAGGAAGAGGAGAAGGAGGTAATTGACCTTTCTTTCATTCTCAATCTACTCGATGGCACCCTGGAGGCAAATGGGCGTGTTCTGGCGATTACCACGAATTTCCCCGACCGTATTGATCGAGCCCTGATCCGTCCAGGGCGCATTGACATGATTGTCAACTTCAAGAAGTGCAGCCTAGCCGTCCTCCAGGAGATGGTGTGTTCTTTCTATGACACGGAGGTCGTTGTGACCGACGAGTCGCTGAATTATAAGTGGTCACCCGCAGAGGTGAACCAGATCTTGTTCCGGAACTTCAATGATGTAGAGGCAGGTATTGCTGAACTACGCAGTCTCGAGGTGTTTGTGGAGAAGGTCAACGAGTAGAATGATATAATCAAACAGCGCATTCTGATTATGAGGACTTAATTCAAACCACAGGTTCTTCACCTTACGGATTACATAGGAGATGTCCTCCTTGTCCTCGTATTGGTTGAACGGGTGCTTGAGGAAGTAATCGGCATTCTTGGCACGAACAAGTGCCTCGTGGGGGAACATGTGATTCTGAACTGCGGCAATGACTCGCTTGGGATTGACAGTGCGGCCAATACGGAGGTAGGACTTGAGTCGGGGGAAGTCAGTGTCGTC